ATTCGTGCTATCATACAGGTCAGTTCATCGGCAGCCTTGCGCCGTAATTCCGCGTCAGTCAGCGCATTGGCCCGCATGTTCTGGTACAGGTTGGTAACCAGCCAGTAGTGCGCGTTTGATTTCCACGGATAAGACTCTGCATCCGGATACAGGCCACGCTTCCGGTAATACTCGTAAACCATATCAACCAGCTCGCTGACGTTTGGCAGTTCGGCGATAACGGATGCTTCTTCCCGGCACCATGCAACAAACTGCCCGGGTGATGGAAGAAATGGTCGATTCTGCCGACGGGCTACGCGCATTCCTGCGTTAACCTGTTCCATCGAGGTGATCCCGTTTTCCCGGAAAGCCAGAACCCACTGGCGGCGGATTTCATTCAGTTCGTTCTGGTCCCGGTTAGCCAGACTCGCCGGGAAAGTTGCCAGTAACTGGCTGAACACACCGTTGATGATCTGCGCTACCTGTTGTACCTGCGGCTTTTCGTCGTACTGTTCCGGCATGTTGTTGGCGATCCGACGCATCTGCTCACGGTCAAAGTTAACCATCTGTGCGGCGATGTTTTTCATAAATCCACCCCGTAAATCCAGTCAGTGTTTGTCAGGTCGGGTTTTGGTTTGCTGGCTGTCACGCCTGCCTGTTGCTTGTTACGGTTGATTTCGAGCTGGGTCCACTTGTCGCGGAGTTTGGCCGGACTCAGCACGTTACCGGACCAGAAGTTGTCCTGGCAGGCCCAGCGGAAAAGCACACACATATCGCGGTGGTTACGTCCGTCACGTTCACGCATCAGGCGGATATCGTTAGCCCACCCTGCAAAATTCGGTTTTCTGGCTGATGGTGCGATGGTCTTCACCATGTCAAACATCCACTCTGCGGCGGTCAGGTCTTCTGCTGTTCCCCACTTGCTGCCGCTCTGAATTGCAGCATCCGGTTTAACCACAGAAAGATCGTTTTCTGGCTGGTCAGAGGATTCGCCAGAATTCTCGGACGAATAATCTTTTCTTTTTTCTTTTGTAATAGTTTCTTTTGTGTGTCCCTGTTTTGGTGACAGCGCTGTCACCGTTTTGGTGACACTTTTTGTCACCAATGCAGTGACATTATCACCAGAGTAGTGACACCCTTCGATTTGCCATTCCTCGATGTTCTTGTTAGGCCCGATTTGCTGGCCTTCGCGAAGGATAACCTTCATCGCGATAAGCTCATTCTTGGCCTTGTTTACCTTCTGTCTTGGCAGCCTGGTAATTTGAGCTAACTGACTATCAGAGATGCGATCCATCTTTTTACCGTAGCCGTATGTTTTACGGCATATGGCGTGGGCAACCTTGCTCTGATTTTTCGTTAAATCTGCGCCGATAAGCTCTTCATACAGGGCATTTGCAAGACGGGTATAACCATCTTCAACTTCTGCCACACGACGCTCCACAGGCCGTTGTGAAGGCCTTAAATGTGTTACGGTTGCAAGATTACTCATGACCTTTCTCCTTCTGCATCAGCTTCACTTTTTCCAACCCAGCCCGGAATCGACCAGGCTGCTTGAAGCTGGACAGGAAGCGATCACGTAGTATGTGTTTGTGAATTTTGTCCTGGTAAGGACTGAGTTGTTTTGTCATAATTACTCCTGTGGATTGATCCAGTAATTCCCTCAGAATTCCATCTGGATTTGTTCAGAACGCTCGGTTGCCGCCGGGCGTTTTTTCTTTGTGATTTCAGCAAGCGCATACTTAAAAGCCCTGCTAATCGGACTGATGTCTGATGCCATTCCGAAAGCACACAAGACCGAAGCAATAAATCTCCAGTCCGTTCTGCTTATCTTCGATTCATGACAGCCAATCATCTTTGCCAGACCGCGCTGGGTAAGTCTCCAGTCCGTTCTGCTTATCTTCGATTCATGACAGCCAATCATCTTTGCCAGACCGCGCTGGGTAAGCGTTGATAGGTTGATGAGTAAATCTGTTTCTGCGCGATCAACGTCACGCTGTGATAGTTTGCTGTAACTTGTTTGTGTCATTTCTTAATATTTCCAATAGTGAATAGTTAGTTGAAAGGTATGCGTGGAAACGCATATGGCCTTAGTTGGTCAGATATATTGGGACTCGCTTTGTCAGCGACGTAGGACGAATGTCCATTGTGAAAATAGCGGTGTTACTTATGCAGCCGATGCTCTACGCGATACGAACACTAGGTTTTCCTTTTTCACAGGTTTATAACCCGTGAAATTACGAGTAGCTTCTTCGATTGCATTCGCTTTATCAGGGGAAGCTCTTCGAAATCCATATGCAATCTGGTCAAGATAGCCAACTGAAGTTTTCGCTAATGCGGCGAGTCGCTTCCATTCCTCGCTAGAAGCCTCTTTTCGCCAGCGTAGTAGTTCATTACTCATTAGTGCCTCCGTTTATCACACAGAACAACTTTACCATTTTGATAAATCAACCGCAATGTAAATTTATCATATTGCGTATTTATCCATTTGCTAAATAGAGGGAAAATTGTGAGATGGAAAACAAAGATATTCGCAAATCGAATCTGGCGTTTTTGCTAGATGAGCATAAAAAAATCGCGGGTAACACTAATGCAAGCTTTGCCGATAAGCTTGGGGTTAGCCCTTCTCAACTCACGCAAGTCTCCGGTGAAAAAAGCACTCGAAACATAGGGGATAAACTAGCAAGAAAATTTGAAGCCGCGCTTGGGTTACCTAATGGGTGGCTTGATTTGGTACATGATGTAACACCAATTGCATCATTCTCAGATTCTTTAACTTTTGTCGGTCAGGTAAGAAAAGGGTTAGTGCGCGTGGTTGGTGAGGCAATTCTTGGTGTTGATGGTGCCATCGAGATGACCGAAGAGCGCGATGGGTGGCTCAAAATTTATAGCGATGATCCAGATGCCTTTGGTCTTCGTGTGAAAGGAGACAGCATGTGGCCCAGAATAAAATCAGGAGAATATGTACTCATTGAGCCTAACACCAAAGTATTCCCGGGTGATGAGGTGTTTGTCAGAACCGTTGAAGGACACAACATGATTAAGGTTCTTGGCTATGACAGAGATGGAGAATACCAATTTACAAGCATTAACCAGGATCACAGGCCTATAACGTTGCCTTATCATCAAGTAGCAAAGGTGGAGTATGTAGCTGGTATTCTGAAGCAATCTCGCCATCTGGATGACATCGAGGCAAGGGAGTGGCTGAAAAGTTCGTGACTTCATCGTCACATAGCTGGTAACCAGTGGCCTGAAGAGACGTTTGGGTGATGTACATAGCATTTCTGGATAAAAATACAGATTCCCTTTATGGGAAATGAATCTATAATTCCCAAAGAGGGAACAAAATCGGATTATGAAGGTCTTAAACGTAGAGAAGCTTCACAGTTTTAGCCAGAAGCACAATCAGGCCAAGGGGGCTTTAGACTCTTGGTATGATGAAGTGATAAGAGAAAACTGGAAAACGACTCAAGACATACGGAATAGATTTAATTCTGCCGACTTCCTTCCTAACAACAGGGTAATTTTTAATATAAAAGGCAATAACTATCGGCTCGTTGTCCAAGTTGTTTACCAGGCAGGAATGGTCATAGTTGAAAGAGTTGGAACTCATGCAGAGTACGACAAGTGGAGGCTTAAATGAATCGAACTAGCTGGCGCATCATTAAAAATAGTGAAGAGCATGCTGCAGCTATGGAAAGGCTCATTGAACTTGCGTCTAGTGATTTACAACCTGGAACTGAAGATTTTGATGAGTTTGAACTACTAGGCTTGCTTATCGAGCACTATGAGTCACGCGAGTTCCCTATGGACAAGCCAGATCCCATAGAAGCAATCAAGTTCCGTATGGATCAACAAGGCCTCTCTTATGCCGATATGAAACAATACATTGGCTCAGCATCTAAAGTATCTGAGGTCTTAAATCGTAAGCGTCCATTAAGTCTTTCAATGATCCGTAGACTACATGACGGACTTGGAATTCCTGCAGATATCTTAATTCAAGATATGAGCGCAATTGAATGGAGCCTAGTTGACGCAGAGGAAGAAGAAACAGCCATGACTAGCGTCATTGCTCGGTGTGAGTCAGCCGTCACATCACCTTCTGCTTATTTCGCTGAAAAGGCTACAGAATCTTACTTTTCAAAAATGTTGTTCAGCGCAGTAAGGGGTAACGGCAAATGCAAAGAAAAACGGAATGTTTTTTCTTTGATAAGTAACTTGTCATCAAGTTTCACAGCGGCTAGCAACCTGAATGACGAAATGACTTCTGACGGAAATTACTTATTATTACCATGAAAATTGAACTCATTAGCAAAAAAGTTGAACGCTTGGTTATGACACGGCTAGAAGGCGATTCAACAGCAAAAAAATCCATAAAAACAACCGTTAATCTAAATAATGAACTTTACACTAATGTGAAGGATTCAAAGCTATTTAGAGTGAGATATTTTGCCTCCGTAACTATTGAAGGCAGGCTTGAGATGGACATCACATACGACTTTGACTTCCGGTCAGAAGATGATTTTTCTCATGAAATGGCAAAATCATATGAGGTAAGGTCCATTGCTCCCAATATGGCATATCCCTATATAAAAACATATGCCGAGCAAATTATCCTCATGTCAAACCTTGGTAGGTTCACTCTGCCTTATTTTGATTTCTTGGCCAATCCCATGGAAACGAACAGTAATAAGTGAAATTCCCCACCCGGCCTCAGCGCCGGGTTTTCTTTGCCCCACGTTCGCCCACCTAAAAACACATAATCGATTGTATTTATTGAAAAACTGATAGATACAACTTGCTAAACAACGCAATCCAGATCTCCCTCAAATCTCTTTATTTATCCTGTCGAATTCCTACAACAAAATAAAACACCATAAGAATCAATACGATATTTGAAAACCAAGAGAATTTATCATTTTGCTATTGCCATTAATTTATCATTCCGATAAAGTTCACCCATCAGCAGGACGCACTACTCACCAGGGCGGTGAATATACAACGATTCGAATATGAATCTACGGCGCTGACAAAGCGCAATAACCAAAGTGAACTTTGGGGTGTGGTGAAGGGTTCATGGACGGGAATATGTCGCACGTAAAGCGGCGAGGCCTGCGGGACTATTGCCGAATTGAAGTAGGCCGAAACAGGTCGAAATGGGTCTCCCACCTACCACACCACCAAAGTTCATCAGGAGGTCTATATGACACGCAGAACTCAGTTCAAAGGCAATTCACGTTCTCGTCGTCGTGAGCGTTTAAAGGTAAAGGCATTAGCTAACGGCGTACTGGCCCGCGAAGAAGCAATAAGTTCAGAAGTATTACACCGCCCTACTCTAAGCAGAGCGCAGATTCAGGCTAAAGGTACTCACGAAACGCCTGAGCGCATAGAAGACGCTAAGCCAGTTAAGTTCATGGCACAGGACGTGATCTGGCAGCAGAAAGAATACAGACGCAATCTGGAGCGAGCGACCATTGTGTACGCGAATGAGGCCACGAACTGACGGTTTACGCGGTCGCCTGCGGCAACGGCTTTCCGGCTGATGGTCGTACGGACCTTTTTACCCCGGAGAACACCGGCAAGTCCCATAACCGCCATGAGACGTGCCACTGTACATCTGGCCACCCTGATTCCTTCCCGTAACAACTGACGCCAGACTTTACGCACACCGTATACCTTGTGATTTTCATCGTATACGCGCTGTATCT